ACTGCTTGCAGACAATCCCAGCTGCAACATCTGTGGAGCAGAAGCAAACACGATCGACCACATCAAACCAGTGGACACCTTCGCGTTTTAGAAGTTCGTACTCTGCACATCGGCTTATCCTCACAGCCATTCAAGTAAGTCATCACAAGTGGTGAGGCGCGACGCTCTACCCACGTTTCCGTGTGTTCTACCAACACAGTGCAAGTCCGTATGTGGGCGTGGTCGTATTCAGTTGTAGTCATAATCTAAGCCTGTGTCAATGACCTTCCGAGGCGTTCAGCGATGAGGCCCAGCTGTGATGGTCTCCACACGTAGTGTTCTATGCCTGACGCGATGAGAGCTTCGGCCCACATGATCTGGTCATGGCTGAGTCGTCCGTCTTGGCTTTTGAGTTCAGCAAAGATGCAGCCTCTCGTTGGGTGTGCCATGCAGAGGTCTGGGAATCCTTTGCCGTCTGAACGCCACACACCCGGTCTAACCATTTTGGGTGAGGCGTGAAAGATGAGCCAGCCGTTCATCTTGGCTATCTGCTCGACCTTGTCTTGGAACAGGCGTTCGGATGCGTCATGCATTGGTGGCACGGTCGAGCTGCTTCTTCAGTTGTCGGTTGATTGCCATGAGCCTGCCACATTCCTCAACGACAATGGCGAGTTGTTTTGCCATGTTGCCTACGCAGTCGCATTTGGGGTCGCTGTTTAGTTTCGCTTCACAGTCGGCGTAATGCCATTGCCCATTGAGGCCGTAGGGAATCATGACTCAACCTTCCACAGTGCTGACAGTTGTTTGGTTAGTACGTCAAGGCGAGCCTCAAGCAGCTCAACCTTGCGTAGTAGTTCGTTGCGTTCATTGATTACATCTGCTAGGTGATCACGCAAAGTTCCGTTGTCAGTCATCAGAACGGCTCCTCCTCGGGCAATGGCACTTGTTCAGGCTCATTGTTTTTGAGGGCTTCAATGGCTTTGGACACTTGGAACTTGTCCATGCTTGGCAGGTCAAGTGGGGGCAACTTGCCTGCCTCCTTCAAGAGCTTCTTATACAGCCACACTTGCTTATCACTTGGTGCGTTCGCTGGACGCTCTGTAGTGACACCATCAGAGCTGGTTGTGGTCACACGCTGCACCTTCGACATCTCCTCGCGTGAGGGTCGTTTGTTGAAATCTGACCCTGCATAGCCTGCGTTTGCCAAGGCTCGACCGACCGAACCTGTCTCGCAGTTTTCCAAATGACTCGTTTTATTTATGTGGCCTTCATTACGGATTTCTTCTGCCCAACCAGTAGAGATGAGGGTGTCACCCTCGTACAGCGACGCTGAGAACACGCACTTGTCTGCAAGGTAATGGACTAGATCGGTAATGACTTTGGGTTGTACGCCACGCACGTGGCAGTCCTTGAGCCATCGGTCGAGTCGTTGTGCTACTGGTTCATAGTCTGCCAAATCAAACGCCATTGGAGTAAAGCCTTTCGAGACGGTCACATTCTTTTTCTAATGACCTGATTGTTTGCACCATGCGTTGTGCTGAGTGTTCTAGTTTCGCGACTGTTTCTTTGCAGGCTGTGATGTTGTCAAGCAACTCACACTGGCGACAATCCTTAGTCGGAAAGCCGGGCTTCTCTTTGCCAAGGTAGCAATCCTCATGGTGGTAGTTCACCATCAGATAAGACCTTTTGCGTGAAGGTCTGAGGCTTGCTTTGCAGCATCCAGAATGAGCTGTGCTAGTGCGTTCGGGTCGTCCTTCTTGACGATGAGTTTGCTGATGGCGTACTCGACAGCGTCACGCTCGTCAAAGCGCATCTCGGCTTCAAGCTTCACAGAGAGCATGCCAAGTATCTGCATGTGTTCACTGTGCATTTGTTTGCTCGGCTTTCTTGGCGAGACGTTTCGCTTTGGCTTCTGCCTTCTTTGCTTCTGCAGCTGCGATTGCTCGCAGTTGCGCCAGCTGTGGTTCAAGGCATCGACGCACAATGTCTGACATTCGTTTGCCGTCCTTGCCGACGCGCTGTGATAGTAGATCGTGGTCTGCTCGGCTAAGCCGTACAGCCACGGTGACTGTGTCCTGTTTCATTTGTTCTCCTTTTGTGTTTGCAATTACTTGCAACGCCTTATTCTTATCACAAGGGGGTTGCTACTTTTGCATAGTTGATCGTTGAGGCCGTTGCAGTTGTGCTTGATAGCGCCCCAGCCGTACAGCCCGACAGGGTAGCGATACCTGCCACCCTCGGTGTGACCCTTGAATGCAATACGATCAACGCCTCTTGCCTGTTGAGCGAAGGTTAGTAAGTGAGCCTTTGATGCTGGGGTGTCGTTCCAGTAATCCCATGTGCGACGGTAGATCCCGAACGCTGTCACATAAGACCTCGTCGAGTGTCTTGTGTTGTTGCCGGTCTCGCAGCGAGCGAGGTCTAAATACCAAGATTTTGGCATCGGGTGATTCCATTCCTCTTTGGCTTGCGCCTGCGCTGGGATGGTTAGCGCGATGATTATTGCCGTTAGACATACTCTTCTAATCAACTCTCTCTACTTTGGTTGTTAGCCCCCATGAGCCGTGGCGATCACCACGTAGTGCGACTTGCACATGCTCAATCAGGCCTGTTTTGCTTGTAAACATTTGAACGAGTGTCCGGTCATCTTCTGAGATGTATTCGATGACTGTGTCGAGGTGGCGTGGGTTGCGCCACAGTCTCATCGCTAAGGCCCAGCCTGCATGCATGAGCCAGCCACAGATGAGTGTCTGGAAGAACTGCAGGTCGGTCATTGGAGTGCCTCGCGTCCTGCAGCTGTGATTTCACAGACCATCATTGCTGACCCTGCTGTGGACATGCGCGTCGTGTTGGTGTCTGTAATGAAACCTTGTGCTCGTAGTTCTGAGCATCGTTTCCAGTAGCAGCACTTTGCCTTCAGAGCAAGCCCTGAGGCCATGCCTGCTTCCTCGTCTGTGAGTGGCTTGTGTTGATACTCAGCGAGTAACAGCATCGCCTGTGAGGTTCTGCGTGGCTTGACAGCCTTTGCACCCTCTCGACTGGTTACCGGGTCGCTAAGTCTGAACAGTGGCAGATCATCGAACATTGTTGTCTCCTTTTCCCTTGCTTGGAATGTTTGCAAGTTAGCAAACAATCTGCGAGTGGTGGTGGATAGGCACTAGGAGAAAGCACCCATCCACCTAGCAAAGCACCGAAAGGCAAGAAGGTGCTATGCGTCCTTTTGAGGTTTGGGCAGTGAACGCCATGCAGCTTCAAAGGCTTCTGGGGTTTGGTCTGCGACCTCGATGTGAAGCCAGCCGTCACCGGGGCCTGCGTTGTCTGTGGCTGTGAAGATTTTGACTCCTGCTTTGCCTTCTCCACGTGAGCATCGGTAGCCAGCACCGTAGTCACCGAATGAGTACCAGTGGATTTCGCAGATGCCGAGAATCTTGGAGTGTTCGCCCAACTCTGATTTGCCGAGGAACCAATCCCACATTTCACGCGCTTGCTTTTCGTCTTTGTATTTGATGTCGGCTGCAAACCCTGTCGCATGGACACTGAGGTTGTCTGAGCCTCGCATTTGGCGATTGACGTATGTTCCGAGGTTGGTTGTTTTCCATCGTCGGTTGCATAGATCAACAAGTTTGGCTGTGACTGGTTGTATCTTTTTGCCGTCCCACGCTGGGTAGTAGGGGTACTTACGAGGCACGACCAAATGCCTTGTCTGCTGGGTTGAAGTATCGCATCGCTGTTGGGATAGCTGCAGCCCATACTGCGTTGAGCGTCGCTGTGGGGCTTTGTGTTGCTGTGTATGTAGCGACAGCACTGGCGAGCAGTGAGCGTCCGTAGGAGGCTAGGAGAGCCTTCTGTGAGGGTGTGAGGTTGAGGGTCATTCTGTGTCCTTTGGTGGTTGTTTGGTAGGGGCCTTCAAGCCGTTCGAAGCGAGTAAGGATGAGAGCGCCCCTGAGAGAAAGAGCATCATTGGACTGAGGAGCGCCCAGGCAGATTTGTCATTTTCCGAGACCTCGAGAGGCTGTACGACAAATAGCAATCCGAACAGCAGAGCCCCTGTGGAGGCCACAAATGTGACCGACAATGTGATGCCAACGATCAAAATTAGTCGGGCTTTGATTTCGTCGTTTGTGTAACGCCTTCTAGCCACAACGACCACCACCGATCTGGACGGTTGTTTCTACGGCGTTGAGTGCTTTGTTTCGTTGGCGTTCACAGTTGACTCTTGTACGGTCTGAGCAACTACTCAACGTCAATAAGGACAGAAGGCTCAGGCAGAGCAGCGATTTCTTCATCGGTGAGTTCCCTTTCTATGGTTTCGCCTGTGAGGGCATCGTGAAATGTTCCTATTGGTTTTGACATGATTAACCCTTTCGGTATCCATAAACGGTGATAGTCCCACCAGTAAGAGTTCCTGAACCGGGGCTAAGAGTAAATCCAGTTGTGGAAGTCGCTGTGTTGCAAACACCACCTGACCAGCCTGATGTGTAATCACTAGCAAAATCGCAACGATGATAAGTGTTTTTGGCTACGAATGGATTATGAACAGTCATTCTCAAACCGTGACTTGTCGTTGTACAAGTGCCTATCTGCCATCTAGTACCGGCATTGACCCCAATACCGTTGTATGCACCACTGCCACTGGTATTTTGTGCTCCTGCTGAGTAATAGTTCGTTCCTGTAATACCTGCCAATTGGAGATAAAGAACCTCGGTCACTGATGAGGCACCATTTGTGTAGAGGATTTCATAAGCGTCGTATGTCGAGTTGAAACAAGACGAAACGGTAACGCTAGAAACGCCTGTGCCAACAGTTACCTGCGTGACATACACCAGCCCAGCGTTGGCTAGATAGGTATTAGTGTCGCTCGAAGAGAGGGTCGCACTTGTAAATGTTTTTACTGCCATTTGTTATTCCTTTATAAAAGTAGATCAGGCCCATCAAGAGCTGAGTAATCCAACACGAACCAGCCTGCATAACGAGCCGACCCTTGAATCGAGGTACGCCAGCCAGACGGACTGATGTCATGAGAGATGCTATTGACAATCATCTTCTGTGTAAAGACTGTCCCTGCCGGTGGTGTGCGCGTAATCGTAAACGGAGACAACAGTTCGAGGTCTAGCACCTTTGACCATTGAGCCAAAGTAGAAGCAACGGATGCTTCGATGGCTGAGACCTGTGGCTTCAACACTGATCTGACTGTCAGTTCATAGTTGGCGAGGTTTGTCGCCCCTGTGAAACTAGACAGGTAAGTGTCAATAGTGGTTGATGCAACACCTGAAGATGTTTGCGAACTGGATGACTGTGTGCGTACGTTGCCACCATTTGAAAAAGTAACTGTCACATCATTGGAGATGTCATCTGCTGTGTACTCGACATCGAGGTTCTGTCCATAGGGGTTGTTGCCTGCAACATCGGAAAAGGTTGCAACACTTGTCATGCCACCTTGGGTTGTGGCGTAGGACTGGTTAGTGAACTGAAGGACACCTGATTTGTCGATGAACAGATCGCCACCTTCAGAGTCGGCTGTTTTTTGTAGTTCAGCCACGACGAGGCCACCGACGTTGATTTCAGAGACTGTTCCCTCTGGGCTTGTTGTCACGTTATAAAGCGCAGCTGGGATACTCGTTGTTTGCATAATTCTTGTTGTGCGAGCTGCAGTAGTTTCAATGAAATACGGTTTGGCTGATGCGTAGAAACTTTGCACCTGTTCGGTAGTCCCCGGAAAGGAAAAGCTAAACGGTGCAGACCCTGTGTTCTTTGCCCAATAAGCCACCTCTGAAAAGATGTCATCGGACAAGGTGAGAGTGATTGGTGTTGAAGCAAAGGTGCGTCCAGTCGCGACAGTGGTCACTGCTCCAGCGCAGGATTGTCCGTCAATAAAAATCCAAGCCTGACCAGCACCGAGGTTGCCTGTTTGAACAAAAATGTGGTGCGCTTCACCGTCGTTCAAAGTGGACAAAGTTGAGGTGCTTTGTTCGTAACTGGCAGAACCATAGGCTCGAACTTGCAAAGCTCCAGCACTAGTAACTATTCCTTCAAGTTGAACAAGTTTGTTGGTCAGCGTAAACGGAGTTGATTGCACTCCTGATCGTGATGCTCTCCACCAGAAACTGATTGCACACGCGCCAAGTGAGAAGCTGCCTGTTGCGCCTCCGGTTGCAGTCCATGAGTTTGCAGGTTGCAAGTTTGTTCCACCTGCAGGCAAGCCGGGTGTCAGAGAGTTTGTTTTGAGGTAACTGAAAACACCACTGGATTGCGTCATCCTTGTGCCGACGGCTGTCGGGTTGATTGTGTCCACAAAGAAGGTCTGACTCACTGGTTCTTGTAGTCGATAGTAGGCAGTTGGTGAAGCGTTGCTAATAACCGGGTATGACCAGTCAGCTGCGAACTGTGTGTCTGCAAGCAATCCGAGCATGTCGAAACACTGAATAGTGACTGTCGAGTCAAGACCACCCTGTGTCCATGAGACTGGCCAGCCAGCGATGTAGCCACGAAACACCGACTGGTAGCCACCAACTGCAAACGCTGTGACGCGTATCTGGCGACGAGGCAAGAGATTGCCGTAGTACACGCCAGCCGTGTTGAGAGGGTTGTATTTCTCGGTGCGATTAGACAGCACCACCGTGGCTGATCCAGTAGGGAACTGCGAGTAGTCGTCAGTGCGTCCACGCTTGACCGACAGCGACCTGACATCAGTCGTGACATCAGTCCACGTGGGGCTTGCAACATACGGCCCATCGTTGAAAGCAATTTCAATCTTGGTGGTAGGAAAAGCCATCAGCCAACCGTAATCGGCACTTTGCCGACCTTCTTTTGATAGACCTGCAAAGCAGCAACAATCTTCTTAGCGACTTCGAGTTCGTTACCTGCGAGAGCCTGCACTTGAATGTTGAAGTTATTTACAGTTTCGACGTTCTTTTGTTGAGCTGCAACATTGCCACCAAAGAACGCCTGACCTGCTGACGCGCCGAAAGTGCCAGCTGTGGCAGACAATGATGCAAGCGACTCGTTGAGGCCAGCCACCGTGAGCGAGCCTGTGCCTGAGATGAGTTCGTTTGTGACTTGCACACCGGCAACAGGGCCGAGGTTCAAGAGTTGTGCGAGACCGTCTTTGCCGAGACCCTTACCGACAAGTGTTTGCAAGTTCTCTGCAAACTTCTTAGCCGAGGCAATCTGTTCAGCAAACGCTGCACCGTAGCTCTTGCGATCTTGTTGTGCTTTGGTCACTCCAGCCTCTGCGCTGGCTACCTCTGTGAGAGCGTCTGCGTAGGCGTAAGCGTCTTTGGCTGCACTTGCCTGATTGAGCGCGTCATACGCCTCTGTGCGTCGTCTCAGAGCATCTTGGTAGGCATCCTCGGAATCGGTCTGTGTCTTGACAGCGTCTGACAGCGACACGAAACCTGTGATTGCTTCCTTCTGGGAGTTGGAGAAGTCGTCCATCTCCTGACGAGCAGATGCTAGGCCGTTTTTTGCTGTGGTCAATGCGCTCTTGACAAAGTCTTTGAGCTTCTTGGTGTGCTCGGCTGTGGCGTTACCTGCAGCTTGTTGTGCTCGCTTGATTGCTTCGAGTTCTGCCTTGGTTGGTTTCAGGCCGTTTAGATACGCCCCCATCATCTGACCTTCGAAGGCACGGAACTGGCGCGACAAGTTGCGAGTCTGAGTTATCGCACCGTTAGAAGTATTTGCGTAATTGTGCACTAAAGCGTTCAAAGTTTTGAGGCTGTTGATTGCTGGATTGAGGCGTAATACAAAACCGTAAAGTTTATTTGACCAGCCTTCTGTCTTGCCTTCAGCACCAATTGTCGCTTCAGCAATCTTGGAGGCTGCTTTTGTGTAATCAGTTACTATAGGAAGAAGTTTTGAGCCAACAGTGCTTGACAAGTCTGACAACTGTGCGTTCAGAGTTCTGGTCGAGTTTGCTAGTCCGTCTTGTGTTCTAGCAAAATCTCCTTGAGCCAGTTGCGTTTGGTTCATGATTTCTGCTTGAGCAGCAAGAACCTTCTGTTGAGCTGTTAGTGCGCCTGTGCCTTTGTAAATGCCCATGGTGCTTGCTCTGGCTTTGAGTGTTGCATCATCAAGCAAAACACCGTATTTGCGTATAGGTTCAGATTCGCCCCTTAGGGCTGCACCCAACGATTGGATTGCTTCTTCTGGGGTTGTGTTCGAGAACGAAGCCATGTCGGAAGCCAAGGTGACAAACTCTGTTGAAAACTTGACAAGATCATCGCCTGCTAACCCTGCTGATTTTCCAAAAACTGCAAAGGTTGCAGCAGCGTCCATTGCTTGCTGTTTTGATTGCCCGAAAGTGGTTGCAGCAGTTTTTGCAAAAGACTCAATAGAGGTCGCTGATTTGCCGAAGACTACGTTTACTTTTCCGACGGTTTCTTGAAGATTAGAAGCTGCAGTGATTGAAGATTTGAGACCTTTGACAACTAGCCCAGAAGCAACACCTACGGATGCGTAACTTTTGACTAAAGATGAAAGTGAAAGGGTGGCTGTCTTTGCGCCTTTGTCGTCATACGTCGTAACGAAAGGTAGAACGATTGGGCCACTCATTTGCCTGCCACCCTATAACGACGATTGAACTCTCTGATTGTGTTATCCATGATTAGTGTCGCTTGATGCCTAAGCATTGGAAGAGATGACTCTCCACCGGGCCACATGTAACGCGATGCGCCTTTTTTGCCTTTGCGCTCACCGTCTTTGTGAGCTTTATCTTCGTTGTCAAGGTTTTTGATAAACGCTGAATCTGATGGGCCTGCGCCTGCGTTGTCGTAAATAGCCCCTGCAGGGTTTGCCTGATAAATGCTCATAATGGCGTATTGCTTGCGACCCATGCGTGACTTGCGTGTGCCACCACCAAACTTGACTCGGATGCCACGTAAGATGGCTTCCTTGCGCCAGCGTGTAGCACCACCACGACCCTTGATCAGTTCGCCACTCTCAATGTTTGAGTCGCCACTGTTGTTGAAAGGCGTGAGGTCAGGGTCAAGCCACTGGGCGTAGTCCTTGATGCTTTTGATGGTTGGCGCAGCTGCGCGACGCATGTCCTTCTGCATCTGCTTGATTAGATCAGGCTCAACCTTCTTGATGGCTTTGATGGCTGCAGCTATGTCTCGGTTTGGGTTGATGACTTTTGCTTGCGCCATGTCTATTTCTGCCTATCTTGGATTGCTTGGCTAAGGGTTGAGATGAGCGTGACCGGCATCTCTCGGAGGTCTTGCCATGGAATCCCCTGAAGGATCAGGCTGGCAATGATTCCGTGGACACCGTCTCGCCAAAAGGGATGCGCTCCACCCTGTAGGAGACACCCTTGACTTCTGTTCGGTACTTCTCAATGTTGGACACGTGGCCTTCCTGCTTCATAGCGAGGTAGGAAAGTGTGACGAGGTATTCCATTGAGAGATTGTCGTCGATGGCTTTGATGATTGACACGGTGTGCAATCTTTCAAACTCAAGGAGACTTGCTACTGACAGAGCGACTTCATGTTCGCTTCCATCAACCAGCACGGTGGCGATGAAAAGCTCGAACATTATGCAGTCTCTGTGTACAGGCCACCTGAGAAGGTGATCGCGCCAACGGTGGCTAGGTCGCCCACAGCGCCCATGACTGGTCGGTACTCAGACATCAGAGCCGAGGTCACCGTGAAATCTGGATTCGTTCCAGCTGCTGCAGCTGCAGAGGTAGGACGAACAACGACTGTGGTCGGAACGCCAACAAGACCTTTGAGAGTTGCATGCACTTTGGTGGCTGCGAAGTCTTGGTTGAAGTTGATTGTGACGGTGTTGTTCTGCAAGCCACCTGTGAACGAGTGACCGTTGGTTGATGATGCAGACATTGCTGTGATTTCGACTGAGTCAACAGCGTTTAAAACTTCCACGCTCGTGACATAGGTCGTGAGGTCAACAGTGTTGACTTTCACTTGGATGTCTTTGTTTACATAAATAGCCATGGTTATTCGGCCTCTGCTTCCTTGGTTGGTTTGGATGTTTTGTTTGCCTCGATGTGACCACCGAGAATGAGAGCCTCAACGGAGCATCCGATGAGTTCCTCGTCTCCGATTCAGTCGTGGCTGACTATGGGTGCTCGCGCTATTGAAATCTCTAGTCGTCTTGACAATGCAGCGATGCGTTTTGCAAGCAATGAAATCACAGCTGGCTATCTTCAGCAGACCAATGGTTCTGAGCCGATGGATGGTGAAGCACTTGGTGATCTGTGTGCAGCGTGGTCAAAGGCTCGTCAGCGCAACGCCATTGGCGCACTCAATAGTTCCGTGGAATGGAAGGAGTTCAACAGCGATCCGTCGAAGCTGCAACTCGTTGAGGCTCGCAAGCATCAAATGACTGAACTTGCAAACCTTTGCAATGTGCCACAGGTGCTTGTCGGTGCTGATGCCGGTACAGGCATGACATACAACAACGTGCAGGAATCACAACGCGCTCTCTACTTGTCTGCAAAGCAATACATCGAGTGCATCAGTCAGACTCTTTCCATGGACAATGTTCTTCCACGTGGACGATTCTGCAAACTCGACATCTCTGATTACATCGACCACGCTGAAGAAGACAACATGATCGACACTCCCGACCCGATTGCAAATGTAAGGACACAATGAAACTCAACCTCGAATCCCCAATTTTTTCGATTATTTCTGCAGGGCCAGACGGCTCCCCCCGACGCACCATTGAAGGTGTAGCAGTGGAATGGAACACGATCTCAACTGTCTCAGGAGGACAGCAGGTCAAGTTCCTTCCCGGCTCCCTTCCAACTGATGGCCCTGCACCCAAGTTCATGCTTGACCACTCAGCAGAAAAGCCGTTAGGCATGGTCACTGAGCGAGTCGATACTGGCGATGCAATGCTCTTTGCAGCCAAAGTTGGCCCCGGTCAAATCCGTGATGAAGTGCTCGCCATGGCTGGCCCCGGCGAGTATTACGACAGCGTAAGCGTTGGCGTACAACCAATCGATTACACATTCGAAGAGAATGTGATGGTCGTCAAATCAGGTCGCTGGATGGAGCTATCACTGCTTCCGTTCGGCGCGTTTGCAAATGCGAAAGTCGCTCAAGTTGCAGCGTCTGAACCTGAACCAGAAACCCCCAAAACCGACACTTCCGAGGAGGAAACAATGTCAGAACCAACACCAGAAGTCGTTGAGGCATCACAAGTGCCTACATCACTTTTCTTTACAGCACCACGTTCACCAATCAAAACGAACGGCGATTACCTTCACCACACCATCCAAGCAAAACTAAACCCTGGCAGCGAATCAGCTCAGTGGGTTGCAGCTGCTGATGAAGCAAAAGCAAAGTTCATGCTCAACGCAGCAGATGACTCGTTCACCACGAACCCTGCTTTCTCACCAGTTGTTTACGACCGTAACGTCGTACAGGTAAACATTGGATCGCGTCCAGTCATTGATGCATGTGGTGGTACTCGTGCCATCCCAGCATCGGGCATGACAATCTCCATTCCAAAAATCACCACCAATGGAACTGTGGCAACCACAGCAGAAGGTGCAGCACCATCCGAGACCGGCATCGTGTCTTCGTATGTAAACGGCACTGTCGTCAAACTTGCTGGTCTTCAGCGTTGGTCAGTTGAACTGCAAGAGCGTTCAGACCCATCGTTTGCACAGATCATGCTTGACAACATGACACGCTCCTATCGTAAGGCCACAGAAGTTGCAACCATTGCTGCAATCACAGCAGGTGGTACACAGGCAACAGCAACAGCTGCATCTGCAGCCGGTATCCAGTCATTCGTTTCAACCGAGTCTGCAGCTGCATACTTGGCAACAGGCGATGTGGTCAGCGCATACACAGCAGGCGTAAGCCAGTGGTCGCTTATGCAGAACGCAGTTGACGGTAGCAATCGTCCTCTCTTCTCTGCTGGACAGCCACAGAACTCAGCAGGATCAGCAGAGGCGACAACGCTTTTCGGCAATGTTCTTGGCGTTCCTTTGTACGTCTCCTCGAACATGGTTTCAACCAGCATCGACGAATCAGCCTTCTTGATTGTGCCTTCAGCCATTGAACTGTTCGAATCTTCACAGCTCATGCTTTCAGTGAATGTTCCGTCATCTGGCGAAATTGAAGCAATGATCTACGGCTACTTCTGCCCAATCGTTACCATCGCCGGTGGCCTTCGTCGTTTCAACCTGACCTGATCCAACTGAACTAAAGGACTGCAGAACAATGGCTACATACAATCTTGCGTTTCACACACGCCTAGATGGTGTCGTTGTTTTGCAAACCTTTGTTGACACAGACATTCAGGTTCAGGACTCAGTCACAATCGCTGGAGCAGGTCACGACCTAAACGGTACTTACACGGTCATCTCAAACACACCGTATGAGTACCTCGGTCAAGACGATGAAGGCGATCTACGGTTCGACTACAGCATCATCCGAGAGAACCAGTTTCTCTTCCTTGATGCTGGCGCAGACCTTGAGAGGTCGGTGGCTACCGGGACAGTAGCTACCACCTCGACGGCCTGCACATGGATCACATCTGCAGACGTTCTCTCGTGGCTTGGCATCGCAACAGCGACAGCCAACGACACAGCCTTCGTTACTGTTTGCACGGAAGCAGCTAACGCGCTCGCGTTCAGGCGCAGAAGGAGCGCCGGATACACCGATGCTTTCTCGCCTGCACCGAGTGCCGATGTGAAACTCGGAACAACAATGATGGCTGGAAACCTTTACCGTCAGCGAGGAGCTGCAGGTGGAGAATCGTTCATGTCGTATGAGTCGATGCAGGCTGGAGG